GTAGCAATGACCGAAGCCGCCTGGGGATCGGGCCAGGGCCGAGCATTTAAGCACCTGCGCGATAGTTTATCGGATCTTGGCCGTCCGGTAATCAGTAACAGCCAAGCTATTCAGGCAGCCGCCCAGGTACCCGAAAAAAGGCTATTTGATGCCTATTTTAACCAGCGATTTAATTACCTAGCCAATACACTAGGAAGCCAGCCAAAATACGCAATGTTTCGCAGGGGATGGATTAACCGTCAAAACGCGTTTAAGGCCCTATTTACTGGGGTGCCTATCCTCTTACCACTTTTTTTTTTGGGGATCTTAGCAGCTGGAATAATAAAAAATAGTTGAACTTTTTTTTGGTAGTATCGAAAATTATCCCAATTTCGGGATTACAAACGATTATTTACTAAAAAACGCAACTATGCAAGAGTCTATTTTTTCGGATCTTACTCAGATCCTACCACACCTAGCGATGTTAGATCGCAAAATCATTAACCTACGCTGGATCGCAAAGCAAATCGAAGGATGCAAGGTAGAAACCTTTGTAACCCTTGCTGATGGAACAGTCCTACCAATCGACCAGGACATTGTACCATTCAAGCTTGATATGGAACTAAAAACCCTAATCGAGGACAGTATTGATGAATACCAGCGGCAGCACGATCACTTAAAAAGGTTATTCGATGAAACAAATAGCTGATTTTATTAGCGGCGTTTTATTGTGGGTGATGATCCCATTAATTATGTTAGTATATCTATTCATTTTACTTTTACTAGCAATTAGTGAATTATTTATTTACATATTTGACCGGGCCGATCGCGACCGCACACGCTTGATAAAAAAACTTCTTAAACCTTTACAAAAACGATAAAAACACAAACGATGATCAACTATCACAACCAACCAGCCTTCCCACCACAAGTAGCACAAGATAACCTGGGCCGCATTATGGCACCGATCCCAGGAATGACCAAACTAGAATTTTATGCCGTTATTTTGCTGCCTACCTACATATCCCTAGCGCAGAAATATGATGGCCTAACATTCCAGGGCCAACGTGTCAGTCCTTGGGATGCCGCGATCGAAGCTGCAAAAATCTTAATTGAAAAACTAAACAACCAGGAAGATGAAAAACCGACTTTGCAAATTGCTGAATAGTCCGGGGCTTCATTTAGCCTTAGCACTAATAGCAGCCCTTATTTATTGCGACCTAATGAATAGGTATTAATTAACCAGGGCCGAAAGGCCCTTTTTTATTGCTATGACAAACGACATAACCGAGATACTTTTATCCAGGATGTTCAATCCTGTGGATGTACCGCCGCCTGAAGATGTGATACTAACAATTGCCGGAAAGACAATAGGAACGGCCGGGAACTATGTTGTGTATAGCGGCCAAGCTAAAGCCGGAAAATCTACCTACCTATCGGCAACGATCGCCAGCGCATTTTTGCCAGCTTACCAGGATAGTTTTGGGATCAAGCTAAAGCCGCCGGATGATCGGCCCATCGTAGCTTATTTTGATACTGAAAGCAGCCGTTTTGACTTTCATAGGCAGATGACTAGGATAAAGACACTAGGCAACCTAGAAAAGTACCCCAGCACCCTGGATGCCTTTAACACCAGGGAGGACGGCCCAGGTAAGATACGCGCACTGATTCGGCACTACCTGGACATCACCCCAAAATGTAGCGTGCTGGTAGTGGATGGATTTTTGGATTTATGCCTTAATTACAACGATGAAGTTGAAACCAGGAAGCTAACTAACTGGTTTAAGCTAATCACTAAACAGTATAACATTTTACTAATCGGAGTATTGCACCTATCGAAAGGCCAGGGTGAAACGCTGGGCCACCTAGGATCTAATACAGATCGCTGGGCGCAGTCCACACTAATAGTTGAAAAGAATAAAGAGGCCCGGCAATTTGTATTGAAGCCAAAATTTTTAAGGAGTAGCGAGGATTTTGAGCCGATCGCAATTTTCAACTACGAAGGCAAGTGGCAACAGATCCCATACGAAATGACAGTACAACAAACATTCAAAAACGGTAAAAAATGACACACGGATCACTTTTTTCTGGAATAGGTGGTTTTGACTTAGCCGCAGAATGGATGGGATGGGAAAATAAATTCCATTGTGAATGGAACGAATTTGGGCAAAAAGTATTGAAACACTATTGGCCAGAAGCAGAATCATTTAATGACATTACAAAAACAAACTTTACAAACTATGAGAAAAAAATCGATGTACTCACGGGCGGTTTTCCTTGCCAGCCCTACTCTTTGGCCGGAAAAAGAAAGGGAAAAGAGGATAGCCGCCATTTATGGCCAGAGATGTGTCGAGCAATTAGAGAAATTAAACCACGTTGGATCGTGGGCGAAAATGTTTACGGCCTTGTTAATTGGTCAAGAGGGTTGGTATTCCACGAAGTGCAAGCTGACCTGGAAGCTCAAGGGTACGAAGTATTCCCGTATGTACTTGCAGCTGCAGCCGTCAACGCACCGCACCGCAGAGACAGAGTCTTTTTTATTGCCCACTCCAAACACATCGGATCAAAATCCACCAGAGAAAGTGGAAACATATTTGAAAAGAAAGGAAAGGCACGCAAAGAAAGGAGTCAATTTGCAATTTCCATTGAGAATGGCAATGGCAATGAAATTACTGCCAACACCGACAACAATGGATTCAACAAATGCGACAGCGGAAATGAAGTCGAGTCAAGTAAAACAGGGATCAATGCACTCGGTAACATTGACGAGAGCAATGGCAATGGGGATGCTTCCGACTCCAATGGCATCGGACTGCGGAGAGAAAGTGACAGGATTGGAGAGTCAGGATTCGTTAGTAAAAATGAGTCGGGAAATTACTGGCAAACCTTCCCAACTGTCTCCCCAGTTTGTGATGGAGATGATGGGATTTCCGACAGATTGGACTCTATTACCTTTTCTAAATGGCGAAAAGAATCAATCAAAGCCGGAGGCAACGCAATAGTACCACAAGTGGCACTACAAATTTTCAAAGCTATACAAGAGTATGAAAATAAAATAGGGCCGGAAGATCCGGCCCAGGACAAACGATTGGTATAAAACACAACCATTTTGTTTCAAAACAAAAATAAGTAAAAATGGCAACACCACTAAAAAGCGCAACTATATTTTTTCAGCCTGGTACAAAACGGCCCAGGAAGTATCGGAACATATCAACGCCGTACAGCTTCGAAACATACGCCCGGCAGTCCGGGGCCTGGTACATCAACTGGTACGATCAAAAAACCGGGCAATTTTCAGGCAGGAAATGGTTAGTTAATGTAAAAAAATAGTACATTCGGTTTCTCGTAGCATATACAGTAGTTTGGTACACGGCCTGGCGGATCACCGCTAGGCCCTTTTTTTTGCCTATTACGGCTCTCCAACACAAAATCCGACCGCTAGCACCGCCCGGCTAAAAAACGCCCAAAAACAGCTTAAAAACGGCATATTTTGTACATTTTATAGAAATGTAGGTGAAACAAAATGGTTAGTGTGGATAAAATCCACCTGCATTTTGTAGGAAATATCAACTATTTATTGTATCTTTGCCCCTATGTGGGCCTGCCCAAACAGTCACACAAGGGGCAAAAACTAATAGTAGATAGATATTTTTGGAATGTATGTTGTGGGCGGCGTATATTCGTGATACCAACTTTTGTATATGCTAGGGGATCAAAAACCTAGCCGATTGAAAAAAGCAATTTTTTGGGTAGTGGGTGGCGCAGCAGCGCTTTACTTCCTTGCCCGGTATAGTTTCAGCCAAAAGGCAACATTTTTACTTCGTGGCATCAAGCCAACTGGCACTATTTTACAGCCGACAATTACAGTCGAGATTGCCGTACAAAATCCCACCAACCAACGGATCACGCTAAAATCAATTAGCGGATCAGTTTTTGTTAATGATAAGTACCTGGCGAATGTTAGCAGTTTCGGTGATCAGATCATCACCGGAAACAGCGAAAGCATAGTAAAAGTAACCGCCCGGCCTAGCGGAGTGGGAGTATTCCAATCCATCCGTCAATTGCTTACCCAACCGATTGGTACGATCCAGGTAAGGTTTTCCGGATCAGCAAACGTGGATGGAATTAATATACCAATTGAGGAAACCAAAACGCTGTGAATGTAGGCGCGATCCTGGGTAGATTGAACCCCTACCAAGCCCAGG